GTCCTGAGTCATTCGGCTGAAAAGAAGCCAGAAAAGGGCGAATATTATCACGGTCCTCTGATATGCTCGCCGATTCTCGGTGTCATGAATACTGGCATATACCATTACTTTATGGTGACATGGAAACGCTGGCGCATAGGTCGCGAAACCGTTTCTAACCCTGATCTTATTTGTATTTTCACGCTATTATGATGTATAATAGGAATAGAACAACGACAACAACTGTATGTACAAACAAATAGACGGGAAAGCCAGCATCGAAATTAAAGTAGTTACTTTATCAATGGCTATCAGGAGTGAGGGATTATGCAAGTTCCGTTCACACTCGAGAATATCAATAAGCTATTCGGAGAGGTCAAAAAGAGCTTGCAAGGCGACGCGAGAAACGCGGCTCATTACATAGGGCGACTGGCCACGAACTACGCCCGGGAAACCAAAGGTTATGATGACCAGACCGGAAATCTCACGAACTCGATCAACTATGCCGTTGTTGCGGATGGCCAGGTGGAGAACATCGTCAATGCCGAACAAAACGGCGATCATCCGGTGGCCCGGGAGAATTCGAACCAGTTCGCGGAAACGGTCGAAGCCGAACCAGGGAAAACCAAGCTAGTTGTCTATGCCGGGATGGAATACGGACTTTACGTAGAAGCCAGGGGATATGATGTTATTTCCCAGAGTCTCCCAAAGATCCCCGAACTCATTATGGAGGCGTTTGAAAATGGACGAAAAGAAGGATGAATACATCGAGTTCATCAAAAGCGCAAACGAGAAAATGATCGAACAGGCGAAAAAGTTCAACGACATGCTCGAAAGCCTGGCCGCAAAGTCAAGAGCAATGCGCGCTTGCGTTCAATATATTTCAGAGAAAGGCGTGAAATCCGGGGAGAATTGAGATGCTTCTCGATCGTCTTTACTACGAATTAGGTTTTGACACAAAGGCCTCAGAAGCCGGACTCAAACGCCTCTATTCTGGAATGACTTCAGTTTTAGGAACCCTCGCAAAATGGGGATCGATCGCCGGAGCGGTTCTTGCTTTCGCAAAGGCCGTTAATGAAGCCAAAAAAGAATACCTAGAATTCGAGACAGGGGCCCGGAGGATCTGGACCCTTCTCGATGTTTCCGAGCAAGAACTCCGGTCCTATACCGGAGCTCTTCTCGACATGACAACGAAAATACCTCAATCAATCGGAACCCTCGAAAAAGCGATGTATGACGCGATCTCTTCGAATATCGACCTCGGGGATTCGATGGAATTTATCGAGCAAAGCTCCAGGGGAGCGATCGCGGGAATGACTGACGTTGCAACGGCGGTCGATCTCAATACTACGATCTTGAACGCTTACGAGATGAAGGTTAAAGACGTGGCCGATGTTAATGATGTTCTTTTCGTTGGAGTCGATAAGGGAAAAGTGACTTACGAAGAATTCGCCTCGAACCTCGGGAGCATCATACCTACGGCGGCCTCTCTGGGTGTTGAGCTCGAGTCGCTGGTCGCGGCGATCTCCGCAATGACCCTGGGCGGTATCAGTGCCGACAACGCTGTTACTTACCTGAACCAGGTTTTGGTTAGCGTTTTGAACCCGACCAAAGAGGCCCGAGAAGAGGCCGAGAAGTACGGGATCGAGTTGTCCCAAACAGCCTTACAGGCGAAAGGACTTCTCCCCTTCCTATCGGATCTCAAAGAAGCCGTGGGCGACAACGGCGAATCAATGGCGGTTATGTTCGGCAATGTAAGGGCGTTACGCTCCGTGTTATCGCTCACTGGTCCTCAATTGGACGACTTCAATCGTATTATGGGAGAGATGGGAGAACGGGCGGGCGCGACTGAAGATGCTTACGCGAAAATGGTTGACTCAACCGCGAATAAAGTCCAGACTTTATCCAATACATGGAGTGCAATCGGAGTGCTGTTGTGGGAGAAGGTAAACCCCGCTTTCCGTGATTCGATCGACGTTCTAAACTTCTTCTCTCTCGGTATCAAAGAGTTCCTGGATGATTCCTACAAGTTACGCGACATGTTCATAGATCTCGACCGTGACACCGGAGCGATCGCGGCGGCTATTGAAGACGTTGGAAAGAAGGTCGAAAGCGCTAACAGCGTCATGAACCTCTATTCTGGCGAGCTCGACAGGGTAAAGGGAGACGCGGATCAATTCGGCTCGGCCCTGGAAGAACTGACCGAGCTTGTCGATCAGCATAACTTTGCGGTAAGTACCGGTGAAGGGGATTATTCACGTCTCCGGGAATCGATCGAGAAACTGGTCGAAAAGAACCCCGAATTGATCGGAATGTATGAAGCCGAGGGCGAGATGTTGAAGCTCAATATCGAGCTCATAAAGGCCGAGATCGACGCTCGAATCTCACTGATGGAGATTAAGAAGCTCGAGCTCAAAGAGACGATGGACGAGCAAACCCTGGAAGTGGAGAAGGCCCAGAAGCGACTCGATTCTCTCAGAAAAGGCCTCGATGAAGCGATGGGGCGAAAAGACTACCTGGAACCTCTCAGAGAGGGCCTGACCGAGCTCATAAGCCAGATCGACAAGGTAAGAAGCGAGGGTGTATTCGGCAAGGACGCGATCGAAGAGGCCGACAGAATCTTGACCTTCCTTGATGAATATGAAGACCACCTGATAAAAGAAAACGCCCTCTCTGGCGAACAGATAGAAAACATCAGAAAAGAAGCGGCCGAGATCAAGAGAGCCTCTGAGGCTTACGAAAAAGCCATGCTTCCTTTCGCAGAAGCGCCAGAAGATGTTAAGCTGGTCGCGGCGGAGATGTATCAGGAATCCATATTCCAGATGACCGACAGGACGAAGAAGCTCTTTGCGGCTCTACCTACTGATTTAGTTACCAACTTCGACAGTGAGCTCGACAAGCTCAACAAGACAATAGCCGAGAGCGGCGTTGAACTCGACAAGATCAATGACGAGCTCGATATTTACACGAAGAAGGTTGACTACGCCTCGAAAGCCATAGGCTTCACAGATATATCTATTGCAGGGATGGAGGCTATCAAAGACTCGATCGGCACGGCCGATAAATACTGGTCCGACTGGTTCGAGAAAGAGAGAAAGACTTACGAGCGCCTTTTCGAAGACTACAAGCACTTCAAAGACTCCGAGGCCGCTTACGATCAGGAGATCGCGAACCAGTCTTTCATGAGCGCGAAATCAACCGCTCAAAAGATCAGACTCTACGCTACCCGGCAGGGTGACGAGGCGGCGGCAGCCTGGGCCGATTCTCAGCTCAAGGCTCTCTCGGAGATCGAAAAGGCCAACGAAGAGACCTACGAATCCATGAGGGCCGACTCGGTGGAATACTACAACCGGCAAATCGCGAACCAGAAAAAGCTCATTACCGACATTAAGGCGGCGGTTGGGGAATCTCCGACAGGTCTTCCAGCGGAGGAACTGAGGAAAGCTGAAGAGGGCCTGGCGAGGCTATTCGTTACGGCTTTCGGCCGGACCGGAGACAAGAGCTTCCTTGACAGGATCGAGACGGAGACCAACTACACCCTGGACTCTCTTCTCTCGAAGACAGAGAAGGTCACGGACCAGTTAGCCGAGCTTTACAAGCGCAAAGAAGAGGCGATGGACAGGTATTATCGCGCTCTCAGCATCGATGACACCGATACTTTAATCTCGATGGCTGGTGCTCTTAAATCAGTGTGGACGGAGATCTACTACACGGCCGACAAGGGCACGAAGGAATGGCACGAAGGATTCGCGGGGATGACGGCGTGGGGAGCTCAAGTGCTGGCCCTGAGCGGCGAGACGAACAAGGTCACAAAAGAACTCGCCGACCTCATAGCCCTCTACAACGATTACCTCTCCCAGGGACGACTTGATGACGCTTTGAGGATCACCGGAGCGATCGAATCTCTGGCGAGAAGCCAATATGAGCTTTCTTCAAGGGCCGGAGAAGCAAACAGGGAATGGCTCGACGTTGCCGACGAATACATCTCGAAGGGGGCCGAGATCAAGAAGGCTATGGAAGGCGGAGGAAAGACTTTCTTCGAGACCATCTCTGAGGACCTCGAGAAACTCGAGAAGAAGCGGGGGATACTCCGGGAGCTCTACAAAGACGCGGCTCGGTTCGGGGAAACTGATCAACTTGAAATGCTTATGAAGATGATCACCGACGTGGAGGACCAGATCATAAACATGTTGTATTCGGCTTCGAAAGAATCGGCCGATTACAACATCTTTGAGCTTCTCACTGACAAAGCCATTGAGTACGGGCGAGTTAGCGGCGAGATAATCGACCTCACGGGCAAAAAGATAAACGATAATCTCGAATGGGAGACGGAGAAGCTGGCCGAGATCGAAAAGCTCGAGAAAGAGATCGCAGCCCTGAGAGAAGAAGGCCTCACCGATGAAGCCAACACGAAGTTAAGACGGCTGGCCGACCTCAACCTCGAGGTCGGGCTTCATATGAAGTTGCAGAATCGGGAGCAATCGAAATTTTTCGAGCACTACGTCAAGATACACGAAGAACTCAATTCTTCATTGCAGAAAACAACCTCGTTCATGGAGCGATTCCTTGAGATGAAGGATCTTTACTATGCCGCGATCGCTCACCCTGGAGAAGTGGCAGAAGAAGCCGGAAGGTCAATTGCGGGATCGATCGCGAACCTCTTCGAGGTCGCTTATCAAGAGAGCGTTAAGGCTGGCAGCGCGAACGAGGCTTACTGGAAAGGGTATGAATTCTGGGTGGCGAAATCCCGGAAAGATACCGACCAGACAATCAAGAAGATTCGGGACCTCCAGGAAGAACTCGAGAACGTCGATAAGAAACTAGAAGAAGCCCAGGAAAAAGGCCTCTGGGACGTTGCCTCGAAGTTCGCGCAAGAAAGGATAACGATTCTATCCTCTCTCACAAAGCTAGCCGATGGCTTCATTGAGGACTACCAGGCGGCCTTCGACAAGAAAGCCGAGATAGATAAGAAGCTCGAAGACTCGGACGAAGTGATCATGGCCCGAACCATCCAGAAGCTCGAGACGGATCTCTCCGAACAGATCCGACTCAAAGAAGAGGCAAAGGAAGCCCTTCAGGAGCTTGACCGAGAACTCCAGGAAGAGAGGGACCGCCTTCTCGAAGAAGGAAAGAGCGAGAAAGAGATCGAAGAGGGCCCGGCTATCCAGGACCTCCAGGCCCGCGCAAAGGTCCTGGAAGAAGCGATCGCCGGTTACACGAAATCCATCGAGAAGTTGAGTAAACAGAAATGGGAGCTCACCGGCGACACTGAAGATTTGAGCGCATGGGTAGAGGCGGGGAAAGCGATAAAAGAGGTTGCAGAAGATACGGCCACGGCATGGGAGAAGCTGAGGCGAGACTTCGAGTTCATGGTAGCGGACTCGGAGAGGTTAAGCGGTTCTACCATCGCCCAACTCGATGCACTTATCGAGATGATGGGCGGGGCATTGCCGACAACGGGGAGAGCTTCTTACATTCAAGAGATGTTCGGAGTGACGAAGACAGAAGCCTTGCAGATCTTGAAGTATTACGAAGATCTCGAGAAGGCAGCCGATAACGAGGCCGAGAAGCTTCTCAAAAACCTTAAGAAGGCTATCGATGATCAATACGAAGAGACTCTGGACCGGGTGAAGGCCTCGGTTGATAAGATACTATCCTGGGACTTTATGACCGTGGAGCGGAGAATCCACAATCTCAACGTGTTTAAGGACGCTTTCGAGGGCACTGAGGCGGAGAAGCTGGCAGTTACGAAGATGATCAACGAAGAGATCGAGAAGCTCGAAAAACAGGCCTTCGAAGACAAGATGAAGAAACTACGTGACCAGAGCGAGGCCGAATCAGAAGCGAGAATCGAAGGGGCGAAAGACGCTATTAAGGGGATATCCGAGAATGAGAGACTGAGCATCCAGGAGAGGATAGGCAACATCAAGAATTACCTCATGAGCGTTCGACTCAGCACCGACGAATGGATCCAGATAGAGAAGGACGCGAACGAGAAGATAAAAGCCCTCCAGATGGAACTAGACAACGAATTGGAGAGAAGGGCAAAGAAGATCCCCCAGACAGTCAACTACAAGGCCAGGCTCGACCTTCTCGATCAATACCTCCAGGAATCTCTAACGGCGGTCGAAGACAACGAAAGGGCAAAGTTCGAGATTGAAGAGAAATATCACGAGCTCCGGGAACTGATGCGAGAAGAAGAGACCGAGAGAATCCGGGGATATATCGACGAAAGGTTCGATCTATTTACCGAGCTGGCGACCGATATAGTGGAGGCCGTCTCCGAGGGCGGAGAAGGTGCAGGAATCCGCTTCCTTGAGGCGATGTTCAACGGGGTAGAAAGGATCGTTCAGCATTACGTAAAATCATACGTGATCGAACCTATTCTCGATGAAGTTGCAAAGGCCACGGCCGAGTTTGAAGAACAAGGGATGGACTTCTCCGAGGCGTTGACGCAAGGAATTTCGGCCGCCCTGACGGGGAATTTCCCGCAACTGTTGCTAACCGCGTTGATCTTCAATCTCTCACAAATGAAGCGGCAATTTGAGATCTTCTGGGATAGTCTGAAGAATCTTCAAATAGGGTGGCTTCAAGGGATGATCAAAGACCTCGAGTGGTTCTTTGGAGGTAGCGCGAAAGCGATTGAAGACCTGAAACAGGACATTGAAAACGCCCTCATGAGATCCGATTCTCTGGAATCTTTCGGAGAGAACCTCGAGGCAACGATCAAAGACAGGATAAAGCAAGGGATAATAACGGCCTTCCTTGAAACCGCGGCGATGAAGGCTCTCTTTAAGAAGATTGCCGACGCAATGCAAGAAGCGATGAAGGATGAAGAGGTTACTACTGAGGAATGGGAAGAGATCAAAAGGATGATAGAAGAAGCGGTCGGCAACGCTAAGGAAGTCTTCGAGAACCTACCCGATGACTTCTGGGGAGATCTCCCGGAGTTCAACAAGCCTTCGAACACAGTCAAGTCGATCACTGAAGAGACCGCTAATGTTCTTCTGGCAATTGAACGGAGCTCGAACCTCTATCTCAGGGAAATGAACGAGAATCTCCGAGTAGTCAAGGACGTTCTCAAAGGATGGGACGGCAGGACTCCCCCGAGAGATACCGGCTTTAATACTCAGCAGACCATGAGATCCCACGGTCTTTGGTAGAGTATCTAAAGCTATAACTTTAATTAGTGGAGGCGGTAAGTGTGAATGTAAGCGACATAGCGAGAACGTATAGGGTGAGGCCTCAACTCGTTTACACGATTGTAAGGGACTTCGAGGCTTTGGGCCGACTTCACATAGACAGAGCCGGGCGCTCTCTGATTCTTGATTCAACGGCAATACAGACAATCAAGAAGGAGCTTGAGAGGCGCGGTTACATTGAGCGGTAACAACGATGTTCTTCTCAGGGACGGTCCACGAACTCAAGTGTTATCTGAAGTACCTGAGAAGAACGAGAGGCATAAGAGTTAGAAGCATTGAGACGGCGGGACCTGGGAACTACCGCCTCGACGTGGGGGGAGAAGATATGAAGGATATCCACAAAAACGACCAGGAGATCATCAGGATAGCGAGAAGAAGCTACAAGGGTAAGGAATTCATCGATATTCGGATGTTCTACAAGGATGACTCGGGCGAATGGAAGCCCTCACCGAAAGGCGTTACCTTCAAGCCCGATCAAATAGACGAAGTTTTGAAAAGCCTTTCCGAACTGAAATCATCTTGAGGATGGGAGGGGACAGAATGAGTATCAAAGACAATGAAAGGGCGTTAAAAGTGCTTGAGGAAGAGATCGCGAAAGCTCGAAGCAAGGTCTTTCAGCTCGAACATGCCGACGTTGCCGACAGGGTGGCTTTGAAAGAACTCCCAGGGGAGAGGGAATACCTGGAAGCACTCGAAAAAAAGCGCGTAGCGGTCCAGAATAAGCTCGATGAAGAGAGAGATGAGGCAAAGAAGCTAACAGCGAAATTTGAGGCACTGGCGGCCTCGTTACGGGCAAAATACGAGAGCCTGGCAACCCCATTCATCAACAAGCTGGCGGACTACTTCGAGGGAGATCTCCGAGAAGAATTTATCGAGATATACACTGAGTTGGAAGCTCTTCATTCAGAAGCGGACCGGATTTACACCCAAAGAGAGAGAGTTGAAGGCGGTTCGGACTACGGCTCTCACTTGTTGCCGGGAGCGAATCAGTTTACTTTCAATACACGGGTGGCAAGATTGCTTGACACCTGGGAATATAAGACACGCAACGAAATGATTAGACGCTCGAAAGAAGCCAGGGAGGCGATGAAGAAATGAGTTTGACTGATATAAGCAAGAACCTCGAGAAAGCGCAAAGAATTAAGGCGGCACTAACGACACTGAAGAATGAGCTAGTAGATTCTTACGATTCTTTCAAAGGGACGGAACTTGAAGGCCCGATCGGTGAATTGATGGTTCACTCGTTCAATTACCTCAAGGAACTTCC